TAAGGATAAGTCCTTTAGCGAATTTTATAAGGCTCTAATTGCCCTTATTTTGATAATTACGCTAATCTTATTCTTTTGGAAACGTAAATAATATGGCAAAAGCAGCAAGAAGCGTAAACGTATCGGCTAACCCGTTACCGATTTCATTCAAAGAGTTTAGCAAGAACCCTGTCGTTGGTATGCTATTTTTGTGTATTTGTGGTATTAGTTACCTCTACATCGACAATGCAAAGCGTAACGAAAAGCAAGACGAAAAGATAGGAAGCTTGTATGAAATGGTGCGTAAGAGCGATAGCAGTAATGCAGCAAGTACGGCTCGTTTAGAAATGGCAGTAGACCTTAAGGCTCTTAAAAAGTTTAAGTAATGCGCTATTTATTATTAATAGCTTTGATAGGTTGCGGAACTAAAGCCGACAATCAAATCAAAGAGTTACAAGACAAAGTAAAACAAAGCCAAGTGCAAAGTGAAGCGGTGCAGGGTGTGGCTTCTCAGGATAATAAGAAGGTAATAACTAAGACAGTAAAAACTATTGTTACCTTAAAACAAGAAGTAAAAGAATTAAAAACGGAACTAAATGAAGTTAAGGCTAAATTGGACTCCGCTAATTCTGTTGATACTAATAGCACCAAGTTTCAGTTACGCCCAATACGTTAAAAAGATAGGCGGCGAGGACAAGATTGTTATTAGCCGTACAGAAGGCGAGAAGATTAACAACTCATTTGATAGCCTAACTAATTTAGTAAGCTACCAAAACACTCGAATTGATAGCTTAATTAAAGCTAACATCAAAACAAGGGATAGCCTTCGCATCGACTTACTTACCCTTAAAGATACCCTTACAATACGCAATAAAATATCAAACGATACGTTAAACGACTATCGTAATAGGTACTATAAAAACTTAGCAATCTACGAGCAGTACGAAAAGGATATGAACTTTGAACTAAAACTTCATAGGCTTAATTCTGTTTTGTTTGCTATGCTAACATTATTTCTATACTCACAAATAAAATAAGATGGCATACGTTTATAGACATATTAGGCTTGACAAGAACGAACCATTTTACATTGGCATAGGTAAAGATAATACTTATAAAAGAGCTTTTCAAAGTTCTAAAACTAAAAGGTCTGACTTTTGGCATAACATAGCATCAAAGGGTTATGAAGTAGAAATACTTATGGATAACTTAACTTGGGAACAAGCTTGTGAAAAAGAGAAGGAATTTATATCTATATACGGGAGAAGAGATTTAGGACAAGGAACATTAGTCAATTTAACTAATGGGGGAGATGGGGTTATAGAACTTAGTAAAGAGTCAATAGAGTCAATAAGAAAAAAATTAACAGGTCTAAAGCAATCTGAATACACAAAGAATAAAAGAAAAGAAAGTTTAAAAAATGTTTATAAAAATGAAGATTTAAGAAACCTAAAAAAAATACAATCCTCTAATGTTATGTCAATAGAAATGAGAAAAATAATTTCAGATAAATTAACAGGTATTAAAAGAGGGAAAAGAAAACCAGAGCATACATTAAAATCTATAAATTCTTTAAAAGAATATTATAAAACAAACGAGCCGCATAATAAAATAATATTTAGCGAAGAAAAGAAAAACTTAATTTTTAAATACTATAATGAAAAAATGCCTATATCAAAAATAGCAAAACATTTTTTTGTAAGTAGACCAGTAATTTATAGAATATTAAATTTAAACAAATGCAATTAAATGAAAAAGGGAAAGACCTCATAAAGTTTTATGAAGGTTGTAAATTAACTTCTTATCAATGTAGCGCAGGGCATTGGACTCTTGGCTTTGGAAATACGTTTTATGAAGATGGTAAACCTGTAAAGCCTGGCGATAAGATTACCCAAGAACGTGCGAATGAGTTATTTGAAATCATAGCAAAGGAGTTTGCAGACAAAGTTGCTCCATTAGTTAAGAGTGCGGTTACACCTAATCAGTTTGCAGCCCTTACAAGCTTTGCCTATAACGCAGGTATCGGAAACTTAAGAAACTCTACTTTATTAAAGAAGGTAAACGCTAACCCTAACGACCCTTCTATTGCTTTAGAATTTGCTAAATGGACACGAGCAAACAATAAGGTTCTATTAGGTTTACAAAGACGTAGAGAAGCAGAAACTAAATTATACTTCACACCTTAAATTAATATTATGAAATGGTTAGCCAACTTATTAGCAGACGAAAGAGGTAGCGTGTCTACAAAGCGAGTTATTGCTTTACTATCGGCTTTATTTATTTGTATTACCTTATTAGCTAATAGCTTTACGCATCAAGAAATTGCCCCTTCGGATAAACTTGTAGATGCCGTAATGGTTATTTGCATAGCTGCAATGGGTACTACTACAATAGATAAATTCAGCCAAAAATAAAAAATGCTAAAATCAAAACGCAAACGCCTCTACTTCGATTTGGAGTCAAGTCCGAACATCGGGTTTTTCTGGAGTGCAGGTTACAAACTAAACATCTCTACCGAAAGCATTATTAAAGAACGGGCAATCATTTGTATATGTTACAAATGGGAAGATGAGAAAGAAGTTTACCATTTGGAATGGGATAGTAAACAATGCGACAAAAAGATGCTTCAAAAGTTTGTAGAGGTAGCCAATACCGCTTCGGAATTAGTAGGACATAATGGAGACAAGTTTGATTTGCCGTGGGTTAGAACCAGGTGTTTATTTCACGGAATAGAAATGTTCCCTTCTTATACAACAATCGACACGTTAAAAGTAGCACGTCAAAAGTTTAGATTTAATAGCAACAAGCTTAATTACATAGCTGACTACTTAGGCATTGGCACTAAGATAAAGACCGAATATAGTTTATGGAAAGACATTGTTCTGCATAAGGACAAAGTGGCTATGGCTAAAATGATTAAGTACTGCCAGAAGGACGTAGTGTTATTAGAGCAAGTATTTAACGCACTTAAAAACCACATCGAACCTAAAACACATTACGGAGTTATATTCGGACAAGACCGAGGCACTTGCCCTGAATGTGGAAGCGATGACTTAATAATACAAATGAGGCGCACAACTGCAACAGGAGTAAAGAAGATATTATACAAGTGCAAAACTTGTTTTAAGATACATAGCAAAACAGACAAATAAATGGATAGTAAAATATTATCGGCAGTAATAGAAGATATGCGTAGGCGTGAACTTGTAGGCAAATCAAAGTATGGTACAACAATGGACAGAACAGATTTAAACACGGGTCAATGGATAACGCATCTAAAGGAAGAGCTGCAAGATGCTATTTTATATTTAACCAAACTTGAACAGATACACAATGCGCCTCAAAAAGATATTTAGCTTCGGCAATATATTAGACCGAGATACCTACGAGCAATTAAGGGAATTAGATTACACCAACCCAAACTTCAAGGGTTGCGCTGATGAGTTCCAATTCAATCGTGAGTGGTGGGTTATGCTTGACGATATGAGCCGAATTGTTGCTTATTGCGGCTCAATTTATTCTAAGGGCATTTGCATATTTAACAGGGCGTGGGTGCATAAAGATTATAGAGGGCAAGGCATACAAAGACGAATGATTAAAACGAGGCTAAAAGCAGCTTCTACTTTTTGCCATATAGCTATTACATACACAACACTTGATAACTTCCCTTCAGCTAATAACCTAATCTCGTGTGGGTTTAGGCTTTACTTACCTGAGTATTCTTACGGGGGTTCTGACAAGCTTTATTTTCAAAAGTTGCTCTAAAGTGCAACTTATTATAAAATGGGAAAACTTATGGCAACAAGAGTAAAAGTAACATACATAGCTATAAATGAGTATAAGCCTATACTATCTGCTTCATCTTTTAAGGCAATTAAAGAAGGCTTAGATGAGTATTATGGTGTAGATAAAGGACAAGCTGAATGTTTAGGATTTACCCCATATTATACAAAATACCCTGATGATTATGAAGGTTATTATTCTTATTCATATACAATAAAACAATATGATAAAGAAATAACTAATATAGATGTAGTTAAGATTTACTGCGTAGAATACTATCCGTATACAATTTATAAAGTTTAATGTTAATAAAATGGAAAACGAAACCAAACCAGACATCACAAGATTAGAAGTAATTAACCACGCAACGAATGACCGCCCAATAGGTAGGATATTAACTTTATACCAAGAACTTGGCGACTTCAAATCAATAGAACTATCCTTTCAAGACGGGGGTAAAACACTTAAAATCTTCTTAGATTAATTAAAAAAAGGTAGTAATACTACTACTTTTGGCTGCATTTTACTACCGACTTTGGCAAGTTTTAGCTTTACTTTGTACGTTATTTTGTACGTTTCTAAGTACAAATGCAACATTGTTGCAAAAATAATTCTAAAATATTTTAATAGTTTTGCACTTTGTATTGTGCATTGTTGTATATTTGTGTAAACAAAACACAAAATGACACACTTAACCACCTACCAAATGTTCCAATATCAGCGATACGGGAACATATTAATCGACGGGGATAGGAGTACATCAAACCCTTATGACCCTGCCTTATTGCCTAAAAACTACGATTACGAAGATGACGATTACACGTTTACTCGTTGGGTAGAAAACAATGCAGAACTTGAACTTTTAAAAAACGAAGTATATGAAGATTGAATTTGTAAAAGAAACTAAGCCAGACGGCACGATTTTCTACTATACTTTAGTAGATAACAAATACGATAGTATGAGTATGTACTTAGAATACTCACAGGCATACGAGTACTTTGTAAGCCTAAAGAAAAGACAAGAACCTATTATCGAAATTTTAGAACACTATTCAATAGACATACAAAACAAATAATATGAAGACCGCAAAACTTGGAGATATTTTTAAATATGAAAATCAATTAGTAGAAGTAAGATGGATTAATCGGGGCGAAAAATCTATTGGATTTATACCTGTTAATGCTAAACCTTGTTCTTGTTGTGGTGAAATTAAATCTTGGGAAGTTATAGAAAGTTCACCTAATTTTCAACAATCAGCAGAACCAATTAATACAATAACTAAAACAAATAACAATGAGCCTAATTAAAATCCAACAGGAATTAAAAGCACCTAAAAACCAATTCAACGCTTTTGCTAAATACAAGTACCGAAGTGCAGAAGATATTATCGAAGCTGCAAAGCCTATCTGCCATAAGTACGGCTACGCTTTAATGTTAAGCGATGAGGTTATAGAAGTA